AGATCGTATTCGTTAAATTCTATTTCTCCAGTCATTCCATTTAATTGTGCTAAAACATAATTTAAACTGTCTGCTATATTTCTTTGTCTACGTTTAGCATATGTATTAATAAACAGTTTATAATCGGCTTCTAAATTAGAATCAAACAAAGAATTGTTTTGCATCACAGAAAACAATTTTGGATTTATAACACTATGCGAGATCATAATTTTCTGCATCAATCCGCTTTCTGTTGCAATATATCGTTTGTCTAAATCATTACCGTTAAGTTGTACAATACTTGGCTCTCTATCTTTACCATCTGAGAAAGTAACACCTATTCCACCTTGTTTACGTTTATCTGTTGCACTTAATTTTAAACTGTCAACGATTTGGTCTTGTTCTTCTTGTGATGACGGTACACCATTATTTAATGACAAAATTGTACCGCCTTTGTATCCATTGTAAACTTCCGATAACCTAAAAAAGTTAATCTCTATATCCGTTAAAATTGCATCAATGCCACCACTATAAGAAGGAATAGGATAGTAACCGCTAGTTAACTTGTTATGCTCAAGTGTGTATTGTCTTGATTTATCTTTAACACATAAAATACACTCAGTAGTTTCACTCGTTCTGTTGAAGAAACTTGTATATGTTTTAAATTTAGTCTTATCGTTTTGTCTTGATGTAGCCCAGTTTTCGGAATAATAAAATATATTCTCGGCTTCGTTTACTCGAATCAACTCAAATGGTATGTGTTCTAAACTCCAAATTTCATTTAAAGCATCATACTTGCATAGAATGTAATAACTTGCTGAAACTTCCTGATCAATAGCGAACTGCTCTACTAATTCATCTAATGTATATTTTGAACGTCCATTTTTATTAATCTCGTCCCAATTCTCAGAACCTGAATATTTCAATCCGCCACTTGTAATATAGGTAACTTTTGAATTCACCACTCCACCGTGAATTGGACTTTCATAATAAAGTTTCCATAAAAACTGAGGATACAAATTATCCGAACCCCATTTAACCCAACCTTCTCTAGTTACTACTTCACTAGGTTCAATTAATGGTACTTCTCTAAACTCGTTATAACTTTTAGCTGATTGTTTCGCCACCATATATATTTGCTATTAACGTTGGCTCAAATGAATTAGGCACAACTATTATACTATCTTTTACATTCATTTTACCAATCTCACATCTTATTCCTAAAGTATAATCTAAAGATCCACCATCAGGCATTTGATACACTTCGTAAATATAACTTCCTAACTTAGTGAAAGTAATATCTGTACCCTCTAATAAGTTAAATAGATTATATCTAGCAGTTGAACTATTCAAGTCAGGTAGGTATACAAAACTTTCATGCTTTCCTTGTTCGTGAATAAATCTAAATAACCAATTTACATCTAATGTAGAATCCTCTAACTCAGATAAAGTTAAGGCTATTACGTTTAAAGAATTTTTTGTTATTGATATTGACATAGTTCAAAGTTACAAAAAAAACCTTGTTAAATTAATAACAAGGTTTTAAATTTTAATTAATTATTTAAAATTAAGATACTGGATCTAAAATTGCAGTAATTAAACCACTAGAAATTTTGTAAGGTCTGTTTTTTTCCTTACCTGATAATGTTAACGTATTACCGTTAGCATCTTCATAAGCCTGACCTGAATCTCTAACACCTGAAACCATTGCTCCGTTTTTCAAAAAGAAAACTTCCCATGTTCCATCATTCAATTCTACTGCGAAAGTAGTTCTAGCGATTTCTAATGCTTCTAAATTAGCAATGTCTGTTGCAGTATTACCCGCTAAGTACATTGTTCCTGATTGCTCGTATGCGATTGATTGGTTTTTTCTATCTCCAATACGATTAGCATTGAATTTAGCAGTTTCCATTTCGATAAAGAAAACGTGTCCGTATTTTCCTGACGTTAATGAAAGTGCTGATATTGTTCCATTCGCTTCGGTGGTAGTAGCGTCGGTTGTGTTCCAACCGACTACTTTTTGAATACCACCTACTGAATCACATACTGAGTTTTTACCCTCTAGTATTTCACACATAGTTTATAAATTAAGAATTTAATAAATGTAATCTTACAAAGTACTGACCCCAAACGTGAGCAATACCAAGTCTAAATGATGCTTCTGCTTTTAATTGATCTGTGTATTCATTATACTTAACATCGAAAGACATATCTTCAGGAGAATCAACACCTAAGAAAACTAAAGATAAAGGAATAGCGTACATTTCAGACTTACCATTTAACTCAGGTAAAGTAACAACCTTAACAGCTGTTTGTGGTAAAACGAAAGATAAAGATGCACCTTCTTCTGTGAAAACAATTCTGTCGTAAGGATTAGAAGTATTCCATTGAGCGATAATTTTTTGTGCTTCTGTTCTACCTGTGTAGATAGCAACTTCCATTCCGTTATCAAACAATTCAGTAGGGATAGCCTTGTAAACACCGTATGCTTGTGTGTAAGCATTTGAATCTGTCATTGTAGCATCAGCTGCATTGTACGTTAATACATCAGCATCATTAACTAAACGTTGTCTTAAACCATTCATTAACACTAATTCAGCATCTAAAGACGTTGTATCACCTGATACTGCTAATCTTTGTGCTTTACGTTGTGCTTGTTTCATCAAGTAAGCCATTAAGATTTCATTTAAAGCAGCTGGTAATTGACCATCTTGTCTTTTCAATCCTAACACGTTCAATACTTGTGTCATTTTACCGTTTAAATCCTCATTACAGAACTCAATACCCATGTACAAAGGTACAGTAGTTAAGTTTTCTTTTGTAAAGATTACACTTCCATCAGGAGAAGGAGTACACGCAACTTTCGCTTGAAGTGCAATATCAGCATTCAATAAAGCAATTTCTTTTGTTCCTTTAATACCTTCTTCAACTGTTAACTTTGATAAGAATGTACTATTCTCGATTAAGTCGGTAATTACGTTAGGCATTGTGTTGTCGGTCCACGCTGGGATCAAAGCAACATCGTAATCAAATTTTTCTTTTAATTGGTTTTTTAATTTACTCATCTTATTTTTTATTATTAATCATTTGTGAAATTGACATTTTACTTTCTTTGTTCGCTCCTACTTTTGCAGTCGCTGAAAACTTGCTTTCTTTTTCTGTTTTCAATTTTTTAACTTCCTCAGTTAATTCTTCAATCTTTGCGAATGTTGCTTCCAAAGTTTTTCTCATTACTTCCGCTACCTCTGTTAAGATTTCGCTTTTCATTTCTGATTCAACATCTTCTGCTTCTTCTTCTACTGTTGAAAACTCAGCAACTAACCCATTAGCATTTACAGAAATCACTAAGGTCTTACCCTCTGCATCTGTTACTTGGTAATCACCTTCAGGAGCTGGTAACTTATTACCCTCTGCATCAGTAACAAAAATCGGAACATCAATTGCTAGATCACCCTCGTAAGATAGAACAGTTCCATCTATTGCGGTTACATCAGTAAATGATACTTCAACTTCTGCAACTGGCTCATCTTCAAACGTCGCTTTTCCAAACACACGCTCGAAGAAAGTCTTTCCACTTACTTCTTGTTTACTCATTTGTTGTTTATTATTTGATTTTAAATTTACTTGCATACGTTCAAAAATCCCCTCTACTGAGAACCCCTGAAATTTACCACTCTTAACTTCGTTCCATAGTTGGTTATCCTCTATTTTATAAGAAGCAATCCATGTTCCATCTTGAAGATTTTGTTTAGCAAAGGCTAATGGTGGATTAATTCCTTTTTCAGAATCTAATAAATAACTTTCAAACATCGTAGCACCTTTAACAATATCTCTATTGTCGTGCATTCTGTTTACATTATTACCAAATGAATTACGAAAGAATTTTAATACTATTTGTTTGATCGTTGGAACGTCAAAGAATACTTGATGCTCTCCAATGTCAGGAGAATTACGGTAAATTAATGTATTTGCTGACATCATTACACCCGTTACAATCCTTTGTTCTTCTGCAAAGTTGTAAGGGATAGCCTCATTAAATGAAACGAAAGCCTTGAGATGTGCTGGAGTGTCTACAAAAGCATTGTAGTCAACTCCCGTTTCATCCTCATCATTAATTGTTAATTTGTAGACTGGTAACATAATTCAAATTTACTAATTATTTTATTACTTTGTTAAAATTATAACATTTATTTTTAATTATCCACCAATTGTAGACAAAACGTTGGTTTTTTTACTGTTATCCATAACCGCTTTTATCTCAGAATCTACAACTGTAACCTTAATACCCGTTGATGTGTCTATCGAATCAAGTGTATTTGTAAATCCACCATTCATATTAACACTATTTCCTTGTTGGTTATTATTTGTGTTATTGTTTTGACTTGGTGGTGTTGGTGGTGCTACTGAACTTGGACTATTTGATTCAAATTTAGTAGATGATATTTTCGCAATAGTAGCAACCGTAGCCAATCCAGCCGAAGCAATACGAATAGCCGAAGCAACACCGAGAGTAAAGTCAGGAACAGATAAAATAGCAGTAACTGAGGATGCTCCATTAATTATTGCTTGTGCAATCTGCATCTGTTTATTAATCTCAAATTGTTTCTTTGCACTTTTTAACTCTTCTTCACTTCCTTTTTTAAGTCCTGATTGTTTTATGCTAAATATAATATCACTTAAAGATTGAGCTGCATTTAAAGAATCTTGTGCAATTTCAAAAATAGCATCAGCAACTGCTTTATGGTTTGCTATTTCTTTATTCTTAGTATCATCATTAATTCCGTCAATTCTTGCTTTGTGTTCTGCGTGTAATTTCTCAATTTCACCATCTGTTAATTCTTTATTCTGTAATGCTTGTTCAAGTTCTAAATCTGCAAGTTCTTTTTTCGCTCCTTGTTCCGCTTCAAAATCTGCTCTAAAGTTTAAAATTCTTGCTTCTAGCCTAGCCTTAGCGTCTGTATTTTCTTTTGCTAATTTCTGTTTATCCTTTTCAGTTTGTTGGTTTGTTAGATCAGTTTTTAATGCTTCCGTTTCGTTAAATTGCTTAACTGTTAACTCGTCAATTAACTTTTGATTATTACCAAATTTAACTCTAAGATCATTATATTCTCTTTCGTGTTGTGTTCTTAGTTGTGCTAATTGTCTAAGTCCTGAATCCTCTATATTAGCATTTATTAAATCTTCTGTTAATCTTTGAAGTTCTAAAAGTTTTGCTTGTTTATCTTTTTCGCTTTGTAACCTTTCGGCTTTTCTTTTTTCGTTATTCTTTTTACGATCTTCTTCTCCTTTTTCTTGTGCGTCGCTTATCTCTTTTTGGTGTGTTGCTTCTAAAACGTTCTTGGCTTGGATAGTATCTTTGTAGAGTTTATATTGTTCTTTATTCATATCAATACCGAACTTTTGTTGTTTTTCCAAACTTCTTTTTGTAAGTTCTAGATTATCAATTTCTTTTTTATAAATCTCATCACTAGAAGCACCTTTTGCTTTCATTAACTCTATTTCCTTATCGTGCGTATCTTGTTTAGTCTTTAAGTTATTAGTTAAATAGTCTTGTGATTTCTTTAAAGACTTAGCTTGCATTTCGTCGAATGCTTTTTGTTTAGCAGCTGCTTCTTCTGTTGAATCTCCGAATAAATCCATAGCAGAAATTAGAGCAGTAACACCAGCAATTATAGCAAAGATTGGAATAGCCAACATTGACAACCTTAACAACTTCATCGCTCCCGTTGTTGTTCCTACTGCGGTTGTGTAAGCATATTGTGCTACTGTCATTACACCAGTTTTAATAGCATTCAATGTTATCATTGCAGCACTTTGCTTTTCAAACAATGCCCTGATCTCGTTAACTGAATTAAGCAATGTAGTTACTGCGGTTAACTTAACCAAAGTCTTTTCAAGTTCCTTAGAATCTGAACCTACTAAAGCCATAGCACTTTGTACCGCACCATATCCAGCAATAACACCCGTTCCAATAGATAAAGCACCTTGTAAATGTTTACCATCTTGACCTGTGTTTGTTACTTGTTGTTGTAAGTCGCTAAGTCTATCTTTAAGTTCCCCCGCTTGTGCAATTGCTTGTTTTCCTATTGGTGAACTTTCCCCAGCTTGTAATGCGATAGTTTGATATTCCTTAACTGCTCGTGTCATTTCACGCATCGACATTGTACCGCTTTCAACTTTAGCGTTTAAATCTTCAAATGCTTTTTGCGAATTTACTGAATTACTTTTAACGGTTGTGTTTACTTCCTTTAAAGCCTTATCAATGTTATTAATATCCTTTACCGTATTACCAGTATCGACTTTGGTCTTAAATACTATTTCCTTATCCATAAACTTCAATGTGAATGTTAGCACTTGTTAGTAATCCATCTGTTAAAACTCCACCGCTATATGTGTATATTCTAATCTCAGCAGAACTTTGTTGCTTTATTATTATCTCGATACCTGTATTTTTTGGTGAAGGTTGATAAAAGAAAGTTTGATCGCCAGTAAATAATGCACTGCTAGTAACTTTATAATAACCCGTTGATACTCTAGTCCATGTTAATGTACCTATTGTGTTTACAATTAAATAATTCTCAACTGGATCTGTTGTACTTGTTTGGTTAACAATTGCTTTATACATTTTACAAGGTGAACTTCCATTCATCGTTATACTAGTGTTGTTTCTAGTGTATAAAACTCCCGTATCTGTATCTAAATACATCTCACCCTGATATATATCAGTAGAAATCCAATCACCATTACGATGATCGGCACTAACTGGGACAGTAGCAATTCCACTACCTTGCTTTATTACCATTCTTTTCTTTTCGTCGCACATATTATCCGTGTATTAATTCATTATTTGTTAATATTTCATCTATTCCGCCCCATATAACTCCTGAATCTTGTCCAATACCATCAGGAGAAAGTATGTTGTCATCTCCGTTTGTTACCCATCCATCAACATCATTATGGTAACTTATCTCACCCTCTATATTGTTGGCTTCAATTATTCTAACTATTTCAATCTGTGTTGATGTTGTCAAATTATTGTCGAAATCTCTCACCTCGTTCAATCTAAATAACACCCCATTCCACATTATCGACTTACTGAAATCTAAGTTAGCAATATCCTTTGAATTAAACTTAACATACAACTCAACTAATTTAGAATCTTTTCCCGTTATCTCTTTTATGAATCTTTCGTGATAACGTCTGTAAAGGTTGTCCGTTGTAACAACATTATTTTGATAAGCAAGTTGTATAGGTAATCCCCAATTTAAATCAAATGTAGGATTTTGGTAATTATCAAAATGATGCACACAAGGATATGTTGAATAGTCTGTGTATATAACTCCATCAGTATCTGTTAATCTCCATGCACCACTTTTTAAACCATTCCAAACATAGTTTCTAGGTTTACCTTTAAATGGTTGTATTACGTTAGCGTTTAATTTTACAATTCTAGGTCTTACAAATGGAGATATATTATCTCTCACTACTGTTTGTGCATACGGTAATTGATAAGTTCTATCTCCCGTTTGGAATGTACTTGGAACTGTGTAAGTATGATCGCCATATCCATAATTAAAAGTAGACCTATATGCTTCGTTGTCGAAATCTTTATCTTCTGCCCAAAGAAATTTATATCGTTTACCTTCAATTGTGGATGCTGGTTTTATAACTATATCTTTACTAAAATCTACTATATCTGTTATGTCTATAAATTCAGTTGTGTCTTGATAGTAATCTTTTAAAGGTTCAATCTTAACCACTCCATTAATATCGGCATCACTTAAATAAAGATTGTACATTAATAGTTCTGCTTCCAAAAATGAACTTGCTTTTAAGTCAGGAATGAATCTACTTAACTCAACCGTATCGCCAGTTATTAAACTTGCTTGTGTTGATTGTAAATTAATAGATTGTGTTAAATCATTTGTATATGATAAAGACATAGGAGCAAAAGTACTGTAGATATTGAATGGAGTTAAGAATACATAATTAATAATCTCAACATACATTGTTATCCAATCACCTTGCTTTAAATCTAAATTAAGGTCTAAATCAACTGTTAAATTTTCCCACGTTGTCGTTCCTTGTGTTGCAATAACTTCTTTTATTACTGCTCCATTTTTTTCAATGATAAATTTAGAGTCAAAAGTTCCACGCTGGAAAATCATTGTCCCATGTGATTCATTAATGTAAAATATATCGTTAATATTTAATTTATATAAACCTTCTTTCTGTATTCTAATCAATCCTTTTGTACCATCTAAAGGTGTTAAGTGATCGTTGTAATATTGGTTATAATTATCGGAAATCAATGACGTTTCAGCATTTATGTCTAGTAAGTAATTTACTTTTTTATAAACACTATATAAGTATTCTCCACCACTTACAGAAACATACGAATAATCTTGACCTGTATTTACAGAAGCACCACTAAAATTACATTGCCTATTATTAATCTCGTTAGTTGGATAACCAATCTTATCACCACCACCGAAACCAAGTAAATGTAATTTTAGTGGTGCTTCTGTAAATACAGGTCAAGATTA